GATGTCCGCGAGTGGATTCCAGGCGAACCTATCGAACGGGTCGACTTCGGCAATGGTTGCACGGGGATGAACAAGAGCCTTCCGAAAGGGCCGGGGAACGCTGGCGATTTCAAGCGTCTCCTCTGGAAATGCCGCGCCATCGAAGCGGACGGAGGTCCATGCCTTGATGTGCTTCCATCCGAATATTGGATCGACGACGTGAAGCAGGGCGGGTACTTCGATGTGGTCACCGACGTATCAAGCTACGGCCCATGCAGCTTCGGTGATGCGTGGATTTATCTCGCTGGCGTTGATGCGGGATGGCATCTCGCCGGAGGGGAGCGTCACTCCGGCTTGTATGCGACTTTGCGCACCTTGCGCAACGGCATATTCGGTTCGTCGGCCCACCGCCACAGGAACTCGACCGGACCGGGGCCGTTGATGACGTATTCGATGGTCTCGGATGGCACGAAGTCATCGGGCAGCTGCGTCTTCAGCCGGAACTCCGCCGTCATGCCCGCCGGTGGTGCGGCCGACTCCACATGCACGTCACGTGATCCCTCGATGCGGACGCGCCGGATCGACCCGCGAACCCACTCCGCGTCGGAGAACGGCGGCCTGTCATGATCGGCGCGCTGCATGGCGGTCTGCTCCTCCAAAGTGGTCGCCTGTCTCTGCAGACTGTCCAGCTGCTCACGCAGGAGCCTGATGTCATCCTCGCGCTCCTTGTTCTGCTCCTTCGAGCTTCTGTGCTCGATAACCCAGCCAACGACCGTCACAACGAGCGTGAGAACAAATGCGGCGAGTTCGACGCCGTGCTGCGAAAACCACTCAATCATGAACACGATTCTAAGGAGAATCCGAAATGAGCATCAACATTCCGGCCGAGACGCCGGACGAATCCATGAACCCGATTTCCGTTGAGGAATTCGAACGCCTGCACCCGGCGATGCTTGGCGCGATAGGGAAAGCCGTCCGCGAGGAATTGGAACTCTCTCACGCGGACGGCCGAACGTCAGCTGATGTTCAGCGCACGTTTGATCTTCAACTGGTCGTTCCGGATGTACCGCTGGTATTCGGCGATGCCCTGCACGGCATCGGCCAGCGACACGATGGCCTGCTGAATGTTTCCGGATTGTGCGTAGGTCTTCGCGTCATTAGCGGAATTCACTGGATCGCGTTGCATATTATCACCTCCCTTCTTTGCGCGGGTCTGCTCATTCTCCCACTCGGCAGGAAGGCCCTCAAACGAAACACGTCGGAAAAAGCAATCGGCGCTTACCAATGCATGAAAGGAGCGGGCGCGTGATGGATGACAAAGAGGTGTTCGCCGCATTGGCGGCGGCGTTGAAGCCGATGAACACAACGAAGGACATCGCGGACAACTGCGGCATCAAGGAAGGCACACTGGCGTACTGGCGTAGCGCGGGCATCGGCCCGAAGTTCGTGAAGGTGGGACGGATCGTCATGTATCCGAAGGAGCAGATGATCGCCTATTTCGCGCAACACCTGTACCAGTGCACGGCCGAATACGAGGAAGAGGTGGGTGCGTGATGACCGACAACGACTGGCGTACCGATACCCCGTGGCCGGATCCATGGGAAGAAAAGGAGGACAAATGAACGACATCCGCAAAGCCTGCGTCGAAGCGATATTCAGGGAATTCGAGGACAAGGGCGACGCCATCCGTCCGGCCTATGGCGACGTATGGGACGAAATCGAAGCAAGGCGTTCACTCGGTCACATCGTCGGATGTATCGACCTCGACGTGACCGACCTCGTGGACATCGTCACCGACACCATCAACAAGGAGCTGTGATGGAATCAATGCCTCTGGCTGTTGGTCAGGCGCTGCTCGACTTCTTCGTTGCGACTGGCGCCGAGCTCCGTAGTGTAAGTGACGTGGACCGTCACACGACAGGATCCACGTCCGAAGTAGGTGAAGCCTGGTTGGGCGTTCAGGCGGTCGATACCGGCCTGGTCTTCGAATATCTGCTTGGAGAAGAACTCGCTTTCGAGCGCGACCTCTCCGAACGGCGCAACCTCGTCGACGTGCCGTTGCGCAACGGTCTGGTCTTTGAAACGGACGAACACGGACACGTCTCGTGCCATGTCGGGGCAATCGTTGACAAGGAATACGGTCGAGGTTTCTCCATCGTATTCGACCCGCCACTTGTGGACCGTCTGGTCGGCGGTGACGGACAACGCCCGCTGGCTGATCGAGTTCGCGTCTGCAGCTATCTCGTTCGCCTTTCCTGCAAGGCAGTTGGCCTGCTCGGCGGCACGCTTCGATTCGACGGCGATCCGGTTGGCTTCCTCAGCCGAGCCGTTCGCCTGCTCCGAGAGCTTGTTGCCATGGCGCGCCTGGAACAAGGCGACACATCCGGAGACACCGCCAACCAATCCCGTGATGGCGCCAACGACGCCGGTGATCGCATTGATGTCCATTCCATCGATTCTACGGACGGAGGCGAACGATGAAGGTTCTTGCCCACGTCATCCTGCACCAGCTGCTGTTCGCGGTGTGGTTGCTGGCCATGTGGGTGCTGTACTGCACGCCGGCCTGTACTCACCCGATCGAACATCTCATCGCCGTGCCGTTCGCGGTGCTCATCCCGACGGCCGTCATCATGCGTCGCCTGTGCTCCGACCCCCGCTTCGCACGCTGGCTGGACGAGCAACGGCAGTGAAGGACTTGGACGGTTCCGCACACATTGCGGCATGGACGTGGTTCGTCATGCGCGGCCATGCCGGAACCGCCCGCGCGTCAAGGAAAAGACGTTAAAACCAGCCGGACGGGTCATCTTCTCTCTTCTCCTCCCGTCCGGCCTTCGCCGGGACCCGCGACAGGATGCGGGCGCCATGGATCGGCGTGTTGAGGTCACGTCGGCGGATGGATGCGCGGTTCGAATCCGCGTCCCGGCACGACACCAATCCAAAGGAGGCAAACGTTGCCAAGCAAAACACCAAGCAGGCCGGAGGGCGAGAAGTGGTTCGAATGGCCGCTCACGCCCGCCAGCGTCGGCATGACGTCCGCCGAGCTGATCGGCGAACTGTACGAGACCATCAGCGCGCTCAACCGCGACAGGGGCTGGAACCTCACCATGGTCGCCCCCGCACGCTTCGGCGAGATCGTCATCGACCGCGAGGCCGGATGCCTCCGCGCGAAATGCGCGTGGAAGGCCAAGGACCCCAGCCAGCTCGGCCCGGAACCCGCCGGATACGTGAAGGGAGCCTGACATGGCCATCGGAGAGACCGTCATCACCATCGTCGGCAACCTCACCGCAGATCCGGAACTGAGAACCACCGGCCATGGCGCGCAGGTCGCCAGCTTCACCATCGCAAACACCGCGCGCGTATACAACAAGCAGACCGGCCAGTACGAGGATGGGGCGGCGCTGTTCATGCGCTGCTCGGCATGGAACGACCTCGCCCAGCATTGCGTGCGGTCACTGGCCAAAGGCATGCGCGTCATCGCCCAAGGCAGGCTCCGACAGCACTCGTATCAGGCGCAGGACGGCACCAATAGGACCGTCGTGGAGCTGCAAGTGGACGAAATCGGGCCAAGCCTGAGATACGCCACGGCGCAGGTCAGCCGCATCAGCCACCAGGGCGGCCCCGTCTACGGTAATCCAGCATCGACGCAGCCGACCGTCAACACCGGAGCGGGCGGCTGGAGCCAACAGCCGGCCCAGTCCACGCAACCGGCCGCACCTGCCGATGATCCGTGGGGCGCTCCGTCGGACGACCAGTCATCATTCGGAGGTTTCGGCAAGGCCGACGGCGAGCCGGACTTTTAAGGACAAGGAGCATCAATGAAAGCCACAGAACAGCAGGCGCTCATCCCGCAGGAAGCCACACCGGACCTGCTCATCGACCTCATCGGCAAGACCCAGCAGGTCACCAAGGCCGCGGCCGTTGTGCTCAAGGCATGCCGCACCGTCATGGACACCCGCACCAAGAAGGAGCACATCGACAAGTGGGGCGGCATCCACGCCATCACCGAAGTCGTGTACGACTGCGCAGACCTCGCGCAGCGCATCCTCGACGCGGGACTGGCCATGGAGAACATGTGTGCGAAGCCCGCCACGTCACGGCAGATGATCCTCATCGACGACCTGCGCCGCAGCCTCGACATGGACGACGGCGACGTGGAGGCGACCGTCGATCCGGACACCGGCGAGATCGACTGAACCACGGAAGGAGCAAGAGAGATATGTGGTTCATCATCGACGACCAGATGGCCGACGACAGGCGCATCCGCCGCCTGCCGCTCGCCACCGTGGGCCTGTGGGTCAAGCTGTGCGTCATCCACTCCAAAGGCGTATCGATGCAGGCCAAGGACCCGTCAGCATACCCCGGCCACTTCGACAAGCTCGACCTCAAGGACGCCGGCGGCACCATGAAACAGCTGCAGCAGCTTATCGACTCCGGCCTCATGGAGGAGCACGACGGAGGATGGCGTCCGGTCTATGCGGAAGGCATCTGCAGGGAGCCGAAGACGCTGACCGAAGAGCAGCGCGAGGCGCGCAGAAAGGCCGGAAGCAAGGGAGGGCGCCGCAAGGCGGCCAACCAGAAAGCCAAGCAAGCGTCTGGCGACTTGCCGGAAAACAGCCAAGCAAACGGAGAGCAAAACGGTAGCGGGACAGGTAGCAAACCGTCTAGCAAGTTGCTAGAGGACAGCCAAGCAAAAACATGGCATAAAACCGATACCGATACCGATATACCCTCTCCGACCCCTCCCGCCGGCCAACCGCAGCAACCTGCCACGCCGGAATCCGGCTTCGCCCATTTCGCCGAAGCCTATCCCGGATCCGTCGGCGCGAAAGGCCGCAAGACCGAAGCCGAAGCCAGAGCCCTGTACGCGGCCATCGCCGGAAACCCCGTCGAACTCACCCGCCTCCAAACCGCGCTCCGCCGCTACAAGCACGCCGTCAACGACGGCCAGATCCGCAGCGGCCACATCCCACGGCTCAACACATGGCTCCGCGACCAATGGGAAACCTGGGCACCCGAGCCAATCTCACCGCCACCAAGCCACAAGCACACCTGGAACTGCGAACACGTCCACCAGCTCATGGATCCGCATGAGGACGAATACGACCACACCGGAAGCCTCCGCAACGGCAACCCAAGCGAATGGTGGAAGGCATGCCAAGCGTGCGCAGACGAACTCAACCAACAACAAACCAGCAAGGAGAAGCAATGAGCAACTACCAAAGCAACGAAATCAAGCTCATCAACACGAGCCTGATCGACCCACACCCGGACAATCCACGCAAAAACATCGGCGACGTGACCGACCTCGCCGCCAGCATCAAAACCAACGGCCTCCTCACACCCCTTAGCGTCGTACCCAACGGCAGCCGCTACCGCGTCATCGCCGGCCACCGCAGACTCGCCGCATGCAAACAGGCCGGAACCGGAGCAGTCCCATGCTTCGTGCTTGACCTCGACCCATTGCAGCAACTCGAGGCCATGGTCACTGAGAACTGCCAGCGCGAACAGCTCACCGTGTTGGAGGAGGCCGACGCCATCCAGGGCATGCTCGACCTCGGAGCCACCACCGCCAGCGTCGCCCACCGGCTCGGCCGAAGCGGCGACTACGTGCGTGACCGCGCCAAGGCCGCCAGCATCGACAACGAGGTCAGAGCGACCCGCGACGATTTCAGCCAGCTCACCATCGGCCAGCTCGTGGCCATAGCGCGATACGACGGCCAGCCGGACAGGCAGAAGGAGCTCGCGCAGGCGGCCGGCACCTCGAACTTCGACTACATCCTCCGCAACATCGAACGCGCCGACCGTGACCGGCAATGGATCGAATCGGTCGCCGCGCTCCTCGTGGAGCCCGACAACGGCATCAACCTCATCCCCGACCCCGAAAAGCCGTTCAACGACCCGGAATGGCGATACTCCGGCTGCATGTTCCCATCCACCGGCACCCCCGAAGAAGCCATCGAGAAGATCCGCGAACAGAACCACGCAGCCGTATCCATCCACACGGTCTCGCAGCAGGTCTACCTCTGGACCCGCCGCGACAAGACCGCCGACGCCGAAAAGGAAGCCCGACGAGCCGCCGAACAAGCCGAACGCGACGCCCGCAGGCACGCGCTCGAGGAATACGCCGCCGCATCCGCAGACAAGCGCATGGCATGGCTCCACGGCCATCTCCACGGCGTCAAACGCGACAAGCTCGTCGAAACCACGGCCCGGCTCGGACTCCTGCAGATCATCGACCCGAACCCGCAGGGCTACACGCAGGCGCTGAGCACATGGAACGACGCCGCATGCGGTGGCGAACAATTCACCACCATCAGCGGCATCGAACCGGAACGGGCACTCGCCGAACTCCGCTACCACCTCGACGAACCCGACTGGGCGGTCTGGGCGGTGCAAATCCTCGCCGCACGCATCGAATGGTTCATCGACCCGACCGACTGGACCACCGTCAACGACACCAGCAGACGCATCCCCGGCTACTACCAGATCCTCCAAGACCTCGGCTACACGCCCACCGACGACGAAACCAGCCACCTCGACCAGCTCATCGCCGCCATCACCGAAGCCGACTCCGACGAAAACGAAGAAGACGAGGAGAACAACCAATGACCAGGGAACAACTCGACAAACTCGCCCAACTCCTCACCGACACCGCCCAGACCGCCAGCACAATCGAACTGCGAGCGCTCGCCGGTGGCAGGGCGGATGACGGCATCGTGGCGATGGCGGCGTGGCTGAGGGCCAATTGCACTTCGTGTTTGGTGCTGGTTAACGGTCTGATGCAGGAGGGGGTGCGTTGTGAGTGAGTTTGCTGATTCGAAGCGTGCCGCCTTGGAGCGGCAGGGGTGGCATTGCCTGCGTTGCGGGACGAACATCCATGATCCGTCATGCTGGCCTGGACGTTCCGGCCATCACCGTCAACTGCGGCGGGCGGCGGATCCGGATGTGAGGCATAGTCCGGCCAACATCGTCGAGCTGTGCGGTTCTGGTACGACCGGCTGCCATGGGTGGGTCCACCAGCATGTGGCCGAGGCGGAGCGACTGGGATTGATTGTTCCGTTCGGCGCGGATCCGCGTGATGTGCCGGTGTTCGACTGGGAAGGCCGGTGGCTGCGGCTGAACATGGACGGGACCGCGACACCGCTCACGCAGACCGAAATCATTCTCCTCCGAACGAAAGGAAACCAATGATGAGCGAGGAAAAAGCCAAAGAGGACATGCTGCTGTGGATGGACGTGGAGACCACGGGGCTTGACCCGGACCATGACAGGATCCTCGAGGTGGAAATGCGTTGCACCGACATGAGAGGCGTGCGGTGCGTCGGAGGTTTCCGCCGCGTCATCGGACTGAAAGGCCGCAAGGCATCCGTTACGGACGGGAACCTCGAGGCGTGGCGCATGCACTGCGCCAACGGACTGCTCGAAGGCGCTCTCGACGGCGGATATACGGAAAAGGCGACGGCGAACGCGCTCGAGGAATACGTCGACAGCCTCGCGCAATCGTTCACCCTCCATCCGGCAGGCAGCAACCCGCAGTTCGACCTCGACTTCATCGGCCGACTCTGCCCGAACCTCCCGTTGCACTACCACCGCATCGACATGGCCACCCTCCGCGACAGTCTCGAAGCCGCCGGCTGGGACGTGAAACCGGAAGAGGAGACGCCCGCATCCAGCGCCCACCGCACCAGCACATGCCTCGACCGCGACATCCGCCAATACGCGCGCATCATCCGCCACCTCTCCGATCATCCGGTTCGATACGTCGCCACGGAAGCAGCAAGGTGATGAGCATCGCAGCAGTGATCCTCCTATGCGCCGCCATCCTGATCGGCTGGATGGCCAACAGGCCATGAACCGTACCAACTATGAAAGGAACCTCGGAATGAAGCAGACCATCAACCGCATCTCCAACCGCGTTGGCGACTGGTTCGCCACGCTGTTCTCCCTCACCGCGCTGCTGATCGTGCCGCACGCCATCATCCGGCCGATCATCGGCATCGGCCTCCACCACTGGATCCCCATCCAATGGCTCGCCCTGCACGCCATGCTCATCATCCTCGCCCTCTGCATGGCGCTCGCCGCCTACATCATCGCGGACCGCACCGCCGTGGAACCGCCGGAAACATACTGAAAGGAGCCATCATGGCAGACCAGGAGACCATTCCGATCGGTCTGGAGACGCAGAACAAGGTGGCCGAGGCCATCTACCTGCGCTGGTACAGCAACGGGGCCCGCCATCCACGCCCATGGAACGAGATGCCCATGGAGGGCAAAGAGCCATGGAGGCGCGTGGCCAAGGACGCCATCAGAACGTTCTTCGCCTCTCCCGAGTTCCAGACGCTGCTCGACGACGTGTACGACGAAGGCTACGACGCGGCCGAAAAGGACACCAGGGGCGAAAACGTAGGCGAGGAGCCGCGGTGAGCGTCAATGTCCCGCTGCATAAATGGCGGTCGGCCGAGGCGGCCATCCTGATCGGCCGCCGCTGCATCGCCCGCACCGACGACGACGTCGTCATCGACGGCCGGCTCGAACTCATCCGCCGGCCGGACGGCGCCGCCAGCCTCCGCTTCCAGGGCATCGGGAAAGACATCATCGACCACGATCCGAACACATGTTCCAACAGCATGAGCGCCGGCATACGAAGCCTCGCCATCTACGGAAAGGACTGAAAGACAATGGGCCACCCGAAAGAGACACGACCGCGCAAATGGCACAAACCAGTGCCATGCCCGACCTGCGGCAGCCGGAACATCAGCTTCGACCGGATCGCCTGGGCCGTCAACCGGAAAACATCCGCCATACGGCAGATATGGGCATGCTCCTGCGAACGCCACGGCATCCTCATCCTCACCCGCCACGACGACCTCAAGGAAGCCATACGCGCATGGAACGCGGAAGCCACCAGACAAGGAAGGAAACACTCGAAATGAGAAAACGCAAACCACTCGCGCTCGCCGGCATCGGCGTGACCGCCATCACCATGTTCCTGCTCACACCGGTATTCCTCCTCGCGCTCGCAGGATGCGGCAGTGCGTCCAAGACGTCGACCCCGGCCCACGCCATCGCCGCCACCGGCACCACATGCTCCAAATCCAGCGACGACATCAAGGAATGCATCGTCACACTGTCCGACACGAGGCAAGTGGTCTGCGTCGTATTTGATGGCTACCAGAAGGGCGGCCTGTCATGCGACTGGAGCCATGTGAGCGGCGCCGACCAGGAACCACGATGAAAATCAGAATCCAGGACGGCGCCATATACATCGCGCCGGAAGACGACGAGGAGCGCCAAGCGGTCGAAATCACCATCAACACCCTGCTCAGATGGTCGGCGAAACACGACAAGGAAAAGAGGCAGCAATGAACAACACGGGGGCGCAGACATCGCCATCAGCACGCTCGGCAAACTCATCGACCAGGAACTCGCGGCAATGCGCGCCGCATCCCGCGACGGCAACCGGCCGCTCTACGAGATATCGTCAACCCGGTATCATGCCTACCTCACCGCCAAGGATGAGATCACAAAGGCGCTCGCCGATGCCGTGGAGGAAAGGAATGAGGGAAATCCGTTCCTGCCGCAGCGTGACGAGCTGGTCACGCAGGATATGCACACCTGCGATTTGTGCGGCCGGTGGTGTTCAAGTCCCGTCTATTCCATAGGCCTCATCTACGGCGGCCAGGCGAAGACATTCACCGAGGTGTGCGCCGACTGCATGTGGCGTCTCAAATTCCAGCCGGTCAAAACCATCCCGCTGGACATTTACCGGCTTTTTGAGAAGTGGTTGGACGAGCAGAAGGAGACGGAGCGGTGAGCAGGAAATTTAAGGTAGTGCCGGTTATGTACGCGGCAAGCGGAGACGTGTACACGCTGAAGCTGCAGAATACGGAAGCGCTTGCCGGTCTGCTTTCCGACGGATGGAGCGTGATGCGCACCGACGTGTTGCCGGGACTCGGCGGCAAAGGCGAGTACAAGGTGGAGCCGAACATATGCTATGAGCCATCATTCCCGCCGACAATCGTCTACATCCTTGAGAAGGAGGCGGAATGATGAACAGCATCAGTCGCAACAAACGGCGCTCGCCGCATGCGTGCCGGAGCGCGGTCGGGATATTCATTTGCGCGAGCAATGGCATCGGTCCGGCGCAATAAGAGGTCAGCCTGCGCAGGATGGAGCATTGCGTCATCTGCGGCAGGTGGTGGAAGCTGTACGCCGCGTCCTCGCATCTGACCATCTGGACCGAACCGCCCGGATGGGTGGTGTGGCTGCTGCGACACAAGACCTGGAAGACCATGCACAATCAACAGAGAAAGGAATCGAAATGAGCGAGGAAACACTGGAACCGCCGCTCCCGCCTATCGACGCGAGAACCGAAGCCGTCGCCGAACGTCTGTTCGGACTCAAATGGGCGCTCCGCAAGGACTCCACCGAAATCATCCACGAGGAATGGCAGACCGCATCCGAATGGATCCGCGACGGATACGTTCGCCAAGCCATCGAAGTGCTCGCCACCGCCGACCAAGCGCAACCCGCGAGCGCCGACGGATCCGATTACAGGGAGCGGATGCGCGTCGAATACCGTGAGTTGACCGCTCGTGCCGGCAGGCTCAGGGGCATGCTGCTGCGGTATGCGGATGGCACGCTTGACTTCGAGCCCGTCTGTCCGATCAGCCTGTTGAGCAGGCAGCTTGATGTCATGGATGAATACGCCGTTCTGCTCCGCCATAGAGCCAAGATCGAACACGTCGACCTTGAAGAACAGGACTCCGCCACCGAATAAACAAAGAACCCGACCTTCCGGCCGGGCTCTGGCATTACCACAAACCAGACTATCACGCCGGAGGGAATCGAACAAATGAACGAACCAACCAACGAATCCCAACCAACACCAAACCAGACACAACCAGCACAAACCAACCAACACAAGCCAGCGCTCGCCGGCATGTGCCAAGTGTGCGGCGGGGAGTGCAATCTGCGCAATACGCTGTGTGACAAGTGCGATGCCGTAATGAGGGGATGGCTCCGCGACTATCCGTCATGGATCCAGGTCCTGCGCGAGTTTCTGGACAGCACCGCACATTACGGTGGCCATCAGCCCGGCCGTACCAATTTGGCTTCGGCTCCGACGCCGGTCAGGTTGTCTGTGATTGACCATCTGCAGGAGATCGATGATCTGGCTGTCGCTCTTTGGCGGCGGTTGTATGCTCCGCCGGCCATGCCATGGGCCGATAGCAGGATTCATCCGTCCGTGTTGAAATGCCTGAGTATCTGCGCGGATTGCAATCGTCTTTCACGATTGCCGGACATTGGTCTGATTTGGCATGACTGGGAGCGGTTGGCGCGCAAGACGCTGGGCATCATCGACGTGCCGCCATCCAAGCATGGTATCGGCAGGTGCCTGAATCCTCTGTGCGGCGTGGAGCTGAGTGCGGAGGTCGGCGCGGTAAATGTTGACTGTCCGGTGTGCGGCAACACTCATCGCGTGGTCGACGTGCGATTGGGGTTCCTGAAGGAGTGCATCGAATCCGGCAGGGCGTTCACGGCGGGGGAGTGCGCGGAGCTGCTGCGCGAAGGCGGGTTCCAGTGCAGCGTGAACACGATCTACTCGTGGCGCAAGCGCGGCAGGATCCAACCGGCCGGCAGAAACGAGAAGGGACAGCCGCTGTACCGCCTGTCCGACGTACACGCGCGAATCAAAAGACATGACATGATTTAACATTTTTAAAAGTGAAAAGAAGAATTGTCAGTGGATTAGAGGGTTCAAACCGGAAAACGGTTTGAACCCTTTTCATATCCACCGATGGATTCTCCTAACTCCTTGGGTTATATCCCGTCCTGTCCGAACGGCATATCGGACACGCTCCGCCCACTCCCGTCAGAGTGGGCATACCTCAATGTGGCAGGCAAGCCAATCCCGTGCTTCCGTGATGCGGTGATGCTCAAATCCGCCTGCCGGTATGCCTTCGTAGGAATCAGTGGTAGATCGTACCGGCCGCGAGTCTTTATTGGATTCTCTTCCTTGTGGCCGCGTGTGGACGCGGGTTCGAATCCCGCCGAAGGCACCCATGAAACAAATCCGGGGTAGGGGTATTGACAATCCGGGAGGGGTATTCGCAGATGATGGGGAGCCCCTACAAGACACGGGAGTGTCCATATACGGGAGCCCCTATACCGGCATTCCAGCAAGCCAACGGCGAAGATAGTCGTCGGCAAATCCACGGCACCCCGGGGCTCATACATGCGGGGAGGCCACATGAGCAAGCGGCGCAACGAGCGTGTCAGCAACGGCTGGCGGCGCAGACAGCTCAGGGCAAGAGTCCTGGCCGCATACGACGTGTGCGCCATCTGCGCCCAGCCGGTCGACAAGACATTGAAGACACCACATCCGATGAGCGCCGAAGTCGACGAGCTCATACCAGTCTCACGCGGCGGTGATCCATACAGCTTCGCGAACTGCAGGCTCACGCACCGCAGATGCAACAGGATGAAGAGCGACAAGACAGACGAACACGCACGAGCGCTGCTGGCTGGCAGACAGGAAGTGAAAGCAAGCTCGATGCCGTTCAAAACGTTCGGCATCTGACTCCGATACCAGGGCGGGGACCCCGGGTACACCCCCTCCCGGTCGCCTCGGGTGCAGTGCCGATATCCCTCCCGGAATGCAAACGTCGGAAACAGGGAAAACAACGAAAGGTCGGAAAGCGAGGGAAGCGCCGATGAAGTGCGAACTCTGCGGCAAGGAATTCCAGCCATCCGGCCACGGGAGGCCTCAGAAGTACTGTTCCAAATCCTGCCGTCAGAAAGCGGATTATCGTCGGAAAAAGAACAATCCCGCTCAGGCGAGGAAGAGCAAACCTGTTGAGGCGAAGAGAAAACCGGAGCGGGAACTCGACAGACGGAACTTCGAACGGATGATGGACGGCTCCCATGAGGACACGCTCCGCGAAATCGTCGGCAGACTGCGCGAGGCTCTGCATGACCCCTCGACGCCGGCCAGCGCGTTGCCGTCGATCAGCAGCAAGCTCGCCGAATTCGACGAACGGATGCGCATGGCCGAGGAATCCGGCAGCCTGTTCGATGCGAATGATGACGTGACGGAGGTGGCGGAGGATGTCGGAGCGTCGATTGTCTGAGATCGCCCAACGGCTCGTGCAGCCGGAAGACGTCACGTCGAGCGACTTCAACCTGATCAACAGCGCGGCGGCCAAGGCCGGAATCCACTACGACCTGTGGCAGAAGGGCTTCCTCTACCTGCTGTTCGCCAAACGCGCGGACGGCAAATACGCCTGTGGCTCCGGTGGGGCGGTACTGTCCAGCTGCAGGCAGATCGGCAAGACGTTCACGGTCGGCACCGCGATATTCATCCTGTGCGCCGGACGCGCCGGGACATTGGTCATCTGGACCGCGCACCACACGCGCACCTCCGACGAGACGTTCGCCGACATGTGCGACCTGACACACAATCCGAAACTGTCCAGGTACGTGCGGAACGTGCGTCGAGCGAACGGCCAGCAGGAGATCCGTTTCACCAACGGCAGCCGCATCATGTTCGGCGCCCGCGAGAACGGTTTCGGCCGTGGCCTGCATTCGGCGGACATCGAGGTGTTCGACGAGGCTCAAATCCTCACCATCAAGGCTTTGGACAACCTGATTCCGATCGTGAACACGAGCCCGAACCCGTTGATCGTGTTCATGGGCAACCCGCCGAAGCCGGGAGACCAGTGCGAGGCGTTCGAGGAGAAACGTTCCACCGCGTTGTCCGGCAAGTCGGACGACATGCTTTACGTGGAGCTCGGCGCGGACCGCGACTGCGATCCGGACGACCGGACCGCGTGGGCGAAAGCGAACCCGTCGTATCCGAAACGCACCAGCGAACAGGCGATACTGCGCATGCGCAATCTCCTCGCCGAGGATTCGTTCCGCCGTGAGGCACTCGGCATCTGGGACGAGACCGCCACCGCGTACGCCATCAGCCCCGACCTGTGGAAGGCCGCCGAAACCGACGACGTGCCCGACGGCGGCACGGTGAGCTTCGGCATCGACATGCCGCCCGACAGGAGCGTGCTGACCATCGGCGCCGCATTGCGGTACGAGGACGGGTCGGCCGTCATCCAGATGGCGAACATCAAGGACGCGCGGCAGGATGGCACCATGTGGGCCGTGGACTGGCTCGCCGAACGTTGGCCGAAGACCGCCAGCGTGGTCATCGACGCGCAGTCCCCGGCAATGAGCCTGCTGCCCGAACTGAAGGCCGCGCACGTGAAGGTCACCGTGACGAACATGCAGGAGATGGGCCGCGCATGCGGCCGATTCCTCGACATGCTCAAAGCCGGAACGCTCAAGCACCCGCCGGACGAATACCAGCCGCAGCTGGCCGCAGCCGTCAAGGGCGCGACCACGCGTCCATTGGGACAGTCCGGCGCGATCGCATGGAACAAGCTCGGCTCGGATATCGACATAACGCCGCTCGTATCAACCACGATCGCCCTGTACGGGGCGTGCACGACAAAACGACATCCCGGAAGACGACAGACCATCGGAGGAATCTAAATGGGCGACATCCAGATGACAAACGTTCCGGATAGCTGGCGGCCGTCCGGAGGATCGGTGGCGCTGACGAAACTGGTTGTGCCCACCAGCATCGACGGGCTTACAAACCAAGAGAACGAACTGCTCGCAGAGCTCGCCGAAGTGTGGACACGTCATGCGAGCCGCAATCGGAAACTCACCGCATACTACGAATCGAAAGAGCCGCTGGTCGACTTCGGTCTCACGGTTCCGCAGTCCATCAAGGACCACTACACGCCATTGGGATGGGCACGCAAGGCGGTGGACATGCTCGCCGAGCTTTGCGTATTCGAGGGATTCGTCTCGCCTGGTGTCGATGATCCGTTCCAACTGCAGGACTTCATGAGCAGAATCGGCTTCACCAGCGTCCTTCAGCAGGCCATACAGACGGCACTCATTCACGGCTGCTCGTTCCTCAGCGTCATCCAAGACGCGGAGAACAGGCCTCTCATCCGCACCCACACCGCGGAAAGCTCGGCAGCGATCTGGGACTACCCGAACCGACGCGTCAAGGCATGCATGGCCATAACCGACGTGAACAACGACAACGAGGCCATCGGACTCGTGCTCTACATGCCGACGCGCAACATCAGCGTGTCCCGCAGTCTCGGCACATGGTACGTGCAAGGATCACAACCCACCGTGAACGGCGAATGCAGCGTGTTCCGCCTCGCCTACAAAGCCACCGAAGTCAAACCGTTCGGACGCTCCCGCATCAGCCATGACGCGATGAACATCATCGACGGCGCGAACCGCACCATCGTGCGCGCCGAGGCGAACGCCGAATTCTACGCATTCCCGAAAATCCTGCTCATGGGCACCAGCGACGAGCTCGCGTCCTTGAGCGCGGACGCCGCGCTCAAACTCTACATGGGCCGCTACAACATGATCAGCAAGGATGCGGACGGTGATTCGCCGACAGTGACCCAACTGGCCGCATCCAGCATGGATCCGCACCTGACGATGCTGAAAAGCTGGGCCGCCATGTTCGCCAGCGCGATGAACATTCCCGCCAGCTCGCTCGGCATCGTATCGGACGCGAATCCGACGTCAGCGGACGCGACCGAGGCGCAACGCGAGGACCTGATTATCGAGGCTCGCCACTGTGACCGTGATTTCGGCGAATCGATCCTGCAGGCGGCACGCCTCGTGGCGCGCATACAGGATCCATCGGTGTCAGACGATGATCTGATGAAACTGCAGGTCGACTGGAAGAACCCCAACACTCCGTCAAGCTCCATGAGCGCCGACGCGTTCAGCAAACTCGCCGGCAGTATCGACTCGTTCGCCAACAGCGAGGTCGGCATGACCCGCGCCGGATTGAGCAGAAGCGAGATCGTCCGCTTGAAGGCCGACCAGCGCAAGGCTCAAGCCGGACAGGTCCTCGACCAGATTCGCGGCATGCGCCAACAGACGGAGCAGACGCAGGACGACGGGGAACGCCAGACCGACGCTTCCACGCAATCAACTGTTGCGGGGGGGGGGGTGAAGGACAGCTTCGACGCACTGGGAGTAGCGATCAGAGCCGGGGTGACACCGGAATCCGCGGCATCGATGCTTGGACTGAAAGGCATTGAATTCACCGGCATGACGCCGGTCAGCCTCAAACTACCGGAAGGCGGCGGAAATGAGCCTGAACAGTCTGAACCTGCCTCCGGAACAACGCAGAAGGCTTGAACTCGACCTCAACGACCTGTACGAGGATTACACGGACACCATGAGCCGCCTGCAGAAGGAGGCCGGCAACAGTGTCTCGGGCCTCGTTTGGGACGGTGAAAGCCAGGAACTCATCAAAGCGGAGATCAACCGGTATGCTGACGCGGCCAACAAGCTCGCGTCCGACTACTACAGCCATGTGCGCGACCTATGGGCGCAATACTGCGGAATCGATATGCCGGAATACGATCCGCCGACCATCACCGCCGACCGTGCGGTCTGGCAGATGGAAGGCGGTTTCAACAACACCGACTTCATGGGATTGCATTACAAGGACGTCATTCCAGATGAGAACGGCGTCGTGCACAATAACGCCGGAAGAACCATCGACGACCTGTGGCCAACGTTCGCCGACGAGGAGCAGGCGCTGGAATACGTGCAGAATCTGGTTCAGACCGTCGGGCGGCTGACCATGCAGAGGGCTGTGGCCAACGATCCCACCAAGCCTCGCTGGGCGCGTGTGCCGCGAGGGGCTAAGACATGCGCGTTCTGCCTTATGCTCGCCTCGCGTGGCTTCGCCTACCTGAGCGGGGACACCGCCGGACGGCAGATGCAATACCATGCGGACTGCGACTGCGACATCGTGCCAAGCTGGGGCAGCAGCAAACTCAAAGGATACGATCCGGACAAGTATCGTGAAATGTACCAGGCAGCCAAGGCTGCGGCCGGCGATGACGGCGACTGGCGTGACACGCTAGCCCAATTGAGACGCATCTATCACGATGAGGTCAATGATGGTGTGACTGCCCAACCGACGATTCGATGGAGCGGCAAATCGATTCCAATCAGCGCTTCCGAACTATCGAGATTGTCGGATTATAGCGTCAGGATGCCTGGAGATAGATTCTCCAACGACGAGAAGATCGCGGCTTTGATGGATTGGACCGGAGACAGCTACAAAAGTATCAACGGCTACCTGTTCGGCGGACGAAACCCGTCGAAAGACGTCATCCATCAGGTCGAATGCATCGACGAAGCGATATCCGACCATATCACCCGAGAACGTTTCACGGTCGACAGACAGATGCTGTTGTCGACGTTCAACGTCAACGACATGGAGTCGCTTTTCGATTTGCATACCGGTCACACCTTCGAACACATCGGCTACATGGCCACCAGCATCAAGGAGGGAGGCATTGACGTTGATGGGGAAGACCGCATCGCCACAAGAATCCTGGTACCGCCGGGAAGCGCCGGCGTGTATGTGGAGCCGATCACTCAGCATCCGGGAGAATACGAAATTCTTCTGCCGAGAGGAAGGGCTCTTCGTTTCGAAGGGCTTGGAGCATCCGACGGCAGACCGATCGTTTATCTGAGACTGCTATGATTGAGCCTATGGATCGTTCCGACCGTTTCACGTTTATGCCCGGTGATTTGAAGGAAGTCACCGATGAGCGCCATCTTGCGGAAATCAAACGCAAGTATGGCGATATCTCCATGCCGCAGGACGAATATGAATGGGTCAGGAACGAAGGAAAGAAGCGCTGGTCCGTCGGCGACTATGTGTCGACCGACGAGCTGCGGTCCGAATACGCGCGAAGAAAAGCGCTGGGAAATCTCTGAATCCCAGAAAGCCATCACGTTGAAAACGTGATGGCTTTTCTTTTACCTTTCACACCCCAGCGATGGGGCGGGGCGCAGCCATGCGCGAAACCAACAAGAATGGCCGCCCACTCGCCGGCGTCAGGCGTGGAAAACCAAACAAAAGGAGCTACCAATCATGGCAGAAGACAATCAGACCGACGTTGACGGCCAGCAGGAGCCGGGACAGCACGCTCCGACCACGAAGGACGTGAACGACGCGAAGCCGAAGACCTTCACGCAGGAGGAAGTCGACCGCATCATCAACGAACGCCTTGGCAGGGAACGCGGCAGGAAAAGCGACTATGAGGAACTCAAGGAGAAGGCCGGTCACACCGCCGACCTCGAATCGAAGCTCTCCAAAGCGCTCGAAGAGAACGAGAAGCTTAAAAACGAAGCCAAACAGGCCGAACATGAGAAAGAGCTCTCCGCAATCCGTGTCGAGGTCGCGGCCAAATACGGCATCAGTGATTCAAGCGTCCTCGTCGGCGACGATGAGAAGCAGATCGGCGGCTACGCCGAGAGACTCATGAAGGTGTTCGCCGGCATGAGATCCCGCGGCATCGTCGCGGAGCAGAGCGCCCGCACCGGACAGGCCAAGCCGAAACATTCCGGCCGCGAGGATTTCGCCAACGCCATGAAGAACACGCTCCTGTAACCCAACCATCAGCCACTTAATGAAAGGATGAGTCATGGCAGATCCGTCAATGACCCGAAAAAGCAATGGCCTCGACCTCACTCCAGAAACCCAGGCGGAGATCTGGCAGACCGCGAAATACCAGAGCGCGTTCATGCAGCTCGTACCCGAGATGAAGCTTCCAGGCAACGGCGCACGCGTGCCGATCATCACCGGCGACCCCGAGGCCGCGTGGGTCGATGAAGGAGCGGAGAAGCCCAAGAGCGGCGTCGGCTTTGGCAAGAAGGACATGCTGCCGTACACCATCGCGGTCATCATGCCGTTCTCCAACCAGTTCAAGCGCGACTTCGGCGCCCTCTACGACCAAGTGGTCGCCAAGGGGCCGGGCGCTATCGCGCGCACCTTCGACAAGACCATCATGGGATTGGTTGACGCTCCGGGCTCGGACTTCGACACATTGAAGACCGCAAAGAAGATCAGCCTCGGTCAAGACGTGTGGAAGAACCTGAACGCGGCCGACGACTCCGTATCCGCGGCGGATGGCACCCTCGACGGATGGGCAATGTCCACCCAGGGCCGAAGCCTCCTGCGACAGGCCACCGACAACAACGGACGACCATTGTTCCTCGACGGCACCGGCTCGTCCGACGTGTCCACCATCCTCGGCAATCCTGTGCAGATCTCCAAGGGCGTGCACGTCCCCGCGGTCACCGGAGAAACCACCGCCAAGGAGATCATCGGTGTCGGCGGCGAATTCGCATCCGCCGCATGGGGCAGCGTCGAGGGTCTGCAGACCAGTATCTCCGACCAGGCCACCGTCACCATCGACGGCAAGCAGATCAACCTGTGGGAACACAACATGTTCGCAGTGCGAATCGAAATCGAGGTCGGCTTCCGGATCCGCGACATCAACCGCTTCGTCCTGCTCACCGCCTGACGGAGCCCGATATGACCGTCGAACCCGACGTGTTCGCCACTTCCGACGACCTCGAACGGAGGTGGCACAAGCTTACCGACGAGGAACGCGAGAAGGCCGACACGCATCTCATGGACGTGACCGACTACATCAAGGAACGCTCCCCGAACTGGCAACGTCTCCAAAAAGAACGGCCACGCCTCCTGGCGAAGATCACATGCGACATCGTCCGCAGGATCATGCAGGCCGACCCGTACGGCATTCCCGGCGGCGTCACCCAGATGAACCAGACCACCGGCAGCTTTAGCGAACAATACAGTTTCGGAGCACCAACCGGCGACCTGTGGCTGCGTGACGACGAGAAACGCATCCTCGGCATCAACGCTCAACGCGCGTTCAGCGTCGACATGGCCACAGGTGAGGTGTCCTAATGGAAACCATCGAAGTATGGCGCGGCCAACCCACGACCGACACGGACGGCAATCCCATCCAAGGCAAGCCCGTCCGTGTCGGCGCATTTCAGGCGGTGGTAGCCCAGTCCTCCACCACCGACCAGGTCGAGGAGAACGCCAATCCACGGACCATCGAATACACGATCCACATCCGCGGCAGCCAACCGACAGGCATCCAGCCAGCCGACCTGATCAAAGTCAGAGGCATCCTCCTGCCCGTCAAAGGAAAACCGCAAGTATGGAACAACCTCCACGGACGCCACATCGGCGACGTCATCGCCGTCGGAGAACGAAAAGGATAAACATGGCCAAACGATGCAGATTCGTGTTCAACCGCAAGGCGTTCAGCCAACAGGTATTGAAGAACGAGACCCTGCGGGACCGCATGCGCGACGCCGCCAACGAGGCCGTCACCGACAGCCGCTGCATGGTGCGCGACCATAACGGCGCGAACCGCAACGGCGTGGCCATCCTCTGCCCCGCACCCGTGGAGGAGGCGCACGGCACGTTGGAGGACACGCTCGGGAGGATGCACATATGAGCATCCCCGTCACCCCACGGCGCACGGAGCCGCTGCTCCTGCCCAGGCTGCGGGAGCTGTTCCCGGACGTGACGTTCGACACCATCGAACGATCCGACCTCGAACCGCCCTATACGGAAGCCACATTGGCCGACTCCATGCAAGGCATGAGCACTCCCATCTCCCAATACGTGCGACTGCGGCTGGGCGTGCGCTGCATGAAAGAGGACCATACGGGCGACTGGGACAAGGCCGCCCGCCTGTGGGCCGCAATCGCGAGGGAGATCATCAGGCTCGGAACCGTCGCGCCGCTCATCAGCGCGTCACTGGAATCCGGACCGGTACGCATGACCGACGAGGACAAGAGACTGGTGTGCGCGTACGGCGTGCTCCTGCTCGAGGTCTCCGTCAACTGAAACACAACAAGACGTGCCGCCACACGGGCAAGAACGAAAGGTATGGGCGAATGTCCGACAACAACGAAGAAACCACCGCCGTCGAACAGACGGCATCCGAAACCAGCCTGCAGGACGGATCGACCGACTATGGGTACGTGTCCAACGGCAATACCGCCGGCAACGTGCGCCTGATCAAGAACTACGCGCTGTTCCTGTTCCCCAAGGGCGACAGCACGTTCGTAGCCCCGACCGGAGTGAACTGGACGCCGCCGTCCAACAAGAAGCCGATCGGCTATTCCACCGAGGACGGCGCCGTACTGCATCCTGAGCCGGGCGACAGCACCGACTACAAGGCGCACAACGGCGACATCGTCCTGTCCGACACGGATCCGGGCTACTGGACGCTCCAGCTCGCCGCGATGGAGGGTCGCAAGGACGTGGTGTCCGCCTACTTCGACGTGGATGTGGAATCCGACGGCGGCATCAGCATCAAGGGCGCCGGCCTGAAGAAGGAATGGATCCTCGTATTGGTCGCGCTCGACCAGCGGGACCGTCCCTTCCTCTTGTACGGCACCAACTCGAAGGTGTCCGACCGTGACGACGTGAGCCTGAAATCCAGCGAGATCATGAACTTCAGCATGACGTTCAAGATGCTCAAGGGCACCAACGGCGAACAGTTCCACGCATGGGGCCTCGTCACCGAAGACGCCAAGTAGCCCATCGATTCTTCCCGTGCCGCCGATGGCGGTCGACGGCACGGGATCCTTTTACCAACCGCCAACATCAGAACGGAGCCAACATGAGCGACAACACCTACCACATAGTCGAAGTCGACCTTTCCGACGCCGAGGAGCTCAAGCCCGACGTGCACCTCGAGGTCGCCGGCGTGAAACTCGACCTGCCGAACCTCAACAACGCGGAACTGCCCATCGAACTCGTGCAGACCATCCTCCTGGTCAAGAGCAGGCCGACGCTCTCCGACGAGGAGACCAGCGCGTGCATGGCCGCGTTCCTCGCATACTTCCAGGCGATGAAGCCGAACTTCTGGAACGTGCTACGCAAGACGGAACGTCCGATCGCCTACCTCATCGCCACGGTGAAGGCGTGGGCCAACGAATCCGGACTGGACCCAAAAGCGTTTACCTTGCCCACCTCTGGAACAACCACCGCGCGGCGTTAGCCTACGACTGGATCCGCGCGTACGGGCAGGTATACGGGCCCGTACGCTTCCAGGAATGGATTGAGGGAGCCCGCCCGCGAACCGACTGGGGACTCGCCTGGGCATTGACCCGCGAGATTCTCAAAGACCACACGAGCCACTCGTGGATGGCGTTGCAGAACGCCGTCTACGTGCCAGACGGAGCCGAACAGGCCGCATGGCTGACCGCTCCCGAGCAAAAGAAACGCCCATGGTTCGACCACGGGCACGATCCCCTCCGCCAGCCGGCACCGACGCACAGCCTCACCCGTCGGCAGCGCGAGGACAGGGAACGGCTCAAAGCCTACTTCCGCATCAACGACGACCTCTGATCCCGACCGCCATCGGAATCCCGACACACAGTAAGGAGCACGATGGCAGCACAGGACATCGGCGTCGTATACGTCCACGTCGAACCATCCGGCAAAGGATTCGGCAAAAGCATCGAAGGCGACATCGGCGACGCCGTCAGCAAAGCCTCTAGGAAAGGCTCCAACACCCTCATCTCGAAAATCGGCGGCGCGTTCGGCAAGATCGGCAAGGTCGGCACAGGCGCAATCGCCACCATCGCAGGCGGCATCACCGCCCTCGCGGCCAAGGGCGGCTTCACCCGAGCGCTCAACATCGAGAACGCGCAGGCCAAGCTCAAAGGCCTCGGCCACGACAGCGCCAGCGTCACCGAAATCATGAACGACGCGCTCGCCTCCGTCAAGGGCACCGCGTTCGGACTGGGCGACGCCGCGACCGTGGCGGCCAGCCTGTCGGCCTCCGGCGTTAAGGAGGGCGGCGAGCTCACGCAGGTCCTCAAGACCGTGGCCGACACCGCGCAGATCAGCGGCAGAAGCCTCACCGACATCGGCACGATCTTCGGATCGGTCGCCGCGCGAGGCAAGCTCCAGGGCGACGACATGCTCCAGCTCATGTCGAGCGGCATCCCGGTCCTCCAGATGCTCGGCAAGCACCTGAACAAGACCAGCGCCGAAGTGTCCGACATGGTCTCGGACGGCAAGATCGACTTCCAGACCTTCGCCGACGCCATGAAGGAAGGATTGGGCGGTGCCGCCCAGAGCGCCGGAACGACGTTCACCGGCGCGCTGGCGAACGTGAAGGCCGCGTTGAGCCGACTCGGCGAGACCGCAGCCACGCCCGTCCTCAACGGACTGCGCGGACTGTTCAACCAGGCCATTCCGCTCATCGACACGTTCACCGCCGCCGTGAAACCGACGCTGGAGAAGGTCGGCGCGGGATTGCAGAAGGGATTGGAACAGGCCATCCCCACGGTCACCGCCTTCTTCGACAAGCTCGGTAAAAGCCAGACCGTCCAGCAGTTCGCCTCCTATCTCGCTTCCCTCAAGGACGATCTGAAGGAACTCGGCTCATCCCTGTCGGGAGCTGCCGGAGCCGTCTGGAACGTCATCTCCGGACCGCTCTCCGAACTCTACAATCAGGCGAAAGGACAATTGCCCGCAATCGCTGACGGATTCAAAACACTCCTGCATGCCGTGTCAGGTCTTCTCGACTACGTGTCGGCCCACGCGGACAGCATCATCCCGCTGGCCAAGGGAATCACCGCGTTCGTCCTCGCCAGCAAAGGCATCGGCGCGGCATCAGCCGGCTTCAAAGCATTGCCAGCCGCATTGGACGGCATCAGCAGAAGCGCCACTGGAATCACCACAGCGGCAAAAGGCATCTCAGGATTCGTCAACCTTGCCACCGACCTCGGCGGCATAGGCCCAGCATTGAAAGCCACCGCAGGCAACTTCGGCATCGTGCAGACAGCCGTCGGAACGTTCAGAACAGTCGCCACCGCGGCGCGAACCGCATGGGGACTGTTCACAGGACTCCTCGCCGCGAACCCATTCGTCCTCGTCATCGCAGGCATCACCGCGGTCGTGGCCGCACTGACATGGTTCTTCACCCAAACCGAAACGGGCAAACAGCTTTGGAACAGCTTCGCCACATGGTTCATGGGAATCTGGAACCAGATCAGCACCGCATGCCAACCCGCACTGCAAGCCATCGGAACATTCATCACCCAGACCATGAGCCAAATCCAGCAAATCTGGCAAACCGGATGGACACTCATCACCACCGTCCTCCAAAACGTCTGGAACACGATCGGCCCCATCATCATGACCGCACTCACCGCGATCATCACCGGCATCCAAACATTCACCGCCACCATCACACCACTCCTGCAAGCCGGAATACAGAACATCCAAACCATCTTCCAAACCGCCGTCACCATCATCAGCACGGTCTGGAACGGACTATGGAACACCATATCCACCGTCGTACAAGGCGCATGGACCATCATCACCACAATCATCAACACCGCACTCACCGTCATCCAAGGCATCATCCAACTGGCGCTCGCGGTCGTCAACGGGAACTGGAGCGCCGCGTGGTCGGCCATCCAGGGCATCGCGTCGGCAGTGTGGGGCGGCATCCAAGGCGTCGTCTCCGCCGGCATCGGCATGGTCAGCGGAGTGGTATCCGCCGCATGCTCGACAATCCGGAGCGTGTGGGCCGCGTTGTGGAATGGCGTCGGAAGCATTGTGTCGAGCGTCTGGGGCGGCATCGTCGGCACCGTAAGCAACATGGTTGGCCGTGTCGGGAGCGTCGTGAGCGGGATCGGCGGAACCGTCCGGAGCGCGATGTCCGGCGCGGGAAGCTGGCTGGTGGCTGCTGGCCGCAACATCATCCAGGGATTGATCAACGGCATCACAGGAATGGTCGGCTCGTTGTATTCCAGCATCACCAACGCGTTGTCGGGCTTGGTGGACAAGGCCAAGAACGCTTTGGGCATCCATTCCCCGTCGCGTGTGTTCCGCGACGAGGTCGGCGTGATGGTCGGACGTGGCATGGCATTGGGCATCGACGATTCCGCGCATGTGGTCAGCCGTTCCATGGATTCGCTCGTCTCCACGATGAGCCTCTCCGACGCGGACTGGTCGAAGACCGGCAGGCTGAACGTCACGGCCGGCACCGGCGCCAATGCCGGCGACGGCGATCTGCGGGAACTCATCGCGGCCGTCGAATCGCTGCACGACGACCTCGGATCGATCATCGCCAGGTGCACGCCGACGATAGGGGACCGCGACTTCGCAAGGAAGGTGAGAAGTGCAATCGCTTGAATACGCGTGCGCCGCCACAGGTGAGCGAATCGGCTTCGAAGGGCCTCTGTACGGCGAAACGCTCGCCGGACTGCGCGGCCGCGTCTGGGACTACAGCATCGGCGTACGCGGCCTGACCGGCATCACCCGCGGCGCGCGCGAGGAGACCGTCGCCGTGAAGATCCATGATTCGCCGTCCACGCTCGACCTGCTGCGCCGCCTCGCCGACGCCGACATGGCCGCCGGCACGCCAGGCACCCTCGTGGCCGACGGCGAATGGGAGACCAGGGCGTGGATCGCGAAGAGCGAGCCGCAGTCCATCACGCCCACGATGGTCGAGACGCAGCTGACCATCGTGCTTGCAGACGGCGTGTGGCGGCGCGGGACCACCGAACACCACGATCCGCGAGCCGACAAGGCCGGCGGCGACCTCGACTACCCGTACGACTACCCGCACGACTACGCCGGCATGAGCATCCTCGACACCGTGACCAACGCGACCGGCATGCCGCAGCCGGTGAAGCTCACGATCTTCGGCCCGTGCGTCAACCCGTACATCATCATCGGCACGAACCGGTACGAGGTCGACGCGACCATACCGGCTGGCAGCAGACTTGAAATCGACGCGGCCTCCGATAGCAGAACCGTCACGATGATCTCGGACACCGGCCTGCGCACCAACCTCTTCGGCAAAGCCGTGCGAGGCACCGGACGCGGATCCGGAACCTACATCTTTGAACCGCTGCCGCCCGGCATGAGCACGATCAGCTGGGCTGGCGGATTCAAATTCGACCTGACCGCCATCGAAGAGAGGAGCGAACCGCCATGGACCTGATCGTCACCGACACGAACGGCACGCCGTCCGGCTCGTACGCCTCATGGACGCTCGACCTGGCATACGGGTCGGGGGAGAACGACTTCGACCTCCAATGCCCGGCATGCCTGAAACCAGGCTGCCGATGGTGGGTCGACGGCACCGGCTGGGGCGGCATCGTCGACGACGTGAAGACCAGCGTCACCGGCGGCGAGGGCGAGCTCACCTACCACGGTCGCGACTGGCACGGCCTGCTCGCCTCGAAGATCCTCGAACCCGACAAGGGCAAGGACTACCTGACCATGAGCGGCACGATCGGCACGCTCCTGCGCACCGTCATCTCCCGTATCGGACTGCAGGACATCCTCACCGTCACGGAAGGCACATCCAAAACCGCAAACTGGCAGTTCGACCGGTACTGCGACGCGTGGAGCGGCCTGTCCAAGATGCTGCGCGCATCAGGACTGCGGCTGCGCATCACCGCAGCGCAGAACGGCGTGACAGTCGACGCGCCGCCGATCACGGCCGCCGGCGACCTCATCGACTCCGACCTCATCGACTTCGACGCGACCCTCGCCTCGCATCCGGTCAACCACCTGATCTGCCTCGGCAAGGGCGACCTCAAGGACAGGATCGTCGTCCACTGGTACGCCGACCAGAAAGGCACGCTCAGCCACACGCAGACCATCAAAGGCGCGGACGAGCGCACAAGCGTCTACGAGCTCAGCAACGCCGACGCCGCCGAACTCGAGACCAAAGGCAAGACAAAGCTCCAGGAGCTGCGAGATACAGGCAGCATCGACGTGGATGTGGAATCCGACGGCATCGACCTCGACGTGGGCGACACCGTGACCGGCCGCGACAACACCACCGGCATCAAGGTCACCGCCGAAATCACCAAAAAAATCATCAAAATCGAAGACGGCATCCCGACCGTAACCTACGAGGCGACCACCGCATCCACGGAATCGACCGGCGAGACCGGCGGCGGTGGATCAAGCTCCGGAGACGGCCACGCCTACTACGCCGGCAGCGGCCTCACCCTCTCCAACTGGACGTTCAGCGCCGATGTGACCGCCGCCGACCTCGAAACGGTCCGCAAAACCGCCACCGAAGCCAACAAGGCCGCAAGCGACGCCGCGGCCGAAATCGGAGGCGCCAGAGACCTCGCCAAACAGGCCGGCGTAAAAGCCGACACGGCCACCACCACGGCGCAGAACGCGTTGGCCGCGGCGCAGGCGCGAATCTTGGACATCACTGCATCGGCTCCCGTCACAGTGACCCGCACCGACGAGACGGCTGCCATCACCGTCGCACAGGCCACATCATCGGCGGACGGGCTCATGGCCGCCGCAGACAAGAAGAAGCTCGACGGCATCCAGTCCGGCGCGAACAAGTACACGCTGCCAGTGGCATCCACCGCCACCCTCGGCGGCGTCAAACCCGATGGCAAGACCATCACCATCGGCCAGGACGGCACCATCACCGCACAATCCAGCGCGACAGCGGCATCCTTCCTCGCCGCACACCCCATCGGCTCGCTCTACTGGTGCGTCGCCGGAGACCCCAACGACCATGGCGGCACATGGAAGGAAATCCACACCATCATCGGCGGACACGTCTGGCAAAGACTCGCCTGAAAGGAACATCATGGCAAAAACCACGAACATCACCAAATACACATGCGACCGCTGCCACGACAGCGCATACCTCACCGACGGAGATCCGCGCACGTCGAGCGACTGGCACCAGATCAAACACACCACCGCGGACGGAGTGACGCAGGAGGCGCTGGCATGCACCTCATGCCAGCAGGAATTCAAGAAACTCGCCGCCACGCAGGACGCGGCCTACACGGCATGGCTTACCGAGGGAAAGGACTGACATGACCACCACGCTCATCACAGGCAAGGGCGGCACACCGCACATCACCAGCGGCGACATGGGCGCCATGCAAGCCGGAATCATCGGCAACGGAAGCTACCTGCTGCAGGGCAGCGACGGCACTTTCCCTACGGTGACCATGCAGGATGCGAATCACGCGCTGATCCCCGTCCTCAACCTCGTGGTCGAAGGACGATACGCGCGCGTCACCGAGGCCGAGACCGCGACCATCGAAAGCGGCGTGAGCGGCCGGAACCGCAACGACCTCGTCTGCCTCAAATACACACGGAACGGTCAGAACATCGAGACCGCTGCCATCGCCGTACTCAAAGGCACGCCAAACACCGGAACGGCCGCCGATCCGACCGTCCCGTCGGGCAGCATCCACTCGGCCTCCGGCACGGTGTGGATCCCGATCGCCCGCATCCCGATCAGCGGGATCACGCCCGGCACGCCGGTCATGCTCATCAAACAGCTGCCTCCCATGTCGAAGCTGTGGGATTCCGTAACCCAGACGCTTATCGACTGCCAGTATGGCAAGGTGACTGGCGTTAAGACCGGCAATGTCGCTCAAATCAACGTGACTTGGAAGAGCGCCGCCACGGCATCATGGGATACCGGCAATTTCGGCGTCCTGCCGGCTGGCTGGCGTCCATTGATTACGACGAGGTGGGCGTACAGTGGGCGTGACGGTAGCAGTCAACGAGATTTCACCATACTGCCGGACGGCAAATTCACCTACAGGAATCTTGGTGGCAGCCAGAACGGAGAAGGTTTCGTCACATCCGCCTCGTATATCACGGCCTAAACCGTCGTCACCGGAAACGATACGCTGCCGACATGCCATGTGTTTGCGGGAATGGTCGCATCATACGTGGGACGGAAATACACGCTGCCGCCGGCCACGTAAAGCTGCCGATTCTGCATCTGACTGCCCTGCTGACTGTCCACGAACACGCTGAAACCTTCCATTACGGTCCGCACGTCCATGCTCGCCAAAATCGTTGAATCCCACGCCTTCAGCGCGAACTGGCCTTTGTTGACCCACCGGCAGTAGACGGTCGCCAAGCCATTGACGACGCATCCGCTGATTGTGAATTCCGGGTCGGAGGTCAGTTTCGTGAAACGAATCGGGGTTACGGAAAACTACTGCTTCGCGTCGAAGACGTGGACAGTCACGGCGATGCGATAGCTCAGCGATGTGCCGCTGGCGTTCCATGCGACAATCTGAAATCCTTTTGCCGAATGACTGTTCGTAATCATCGAGATGTTGTTGAACGACGGCACTTTGTTTTTAGCGTCATTCATCAACTGTAATTCGACGGAGTATGAATCCCAGTTTGCCGCTTCAATCGGCAGCTTGATGTCTATTGACGTGTTCGTGTTCGGCTTGAAGATCATGGACGCGACGCGGTAGGCGTCATAGCCTCTAGGCCGCGCGACCACGACCCATTCACCCGACTGGGTTACGGAAAGCTA